GCTGCAGTTTTTACTTGCTCTTTATCTGGTACAGGAGGAATTATAGCTGGAGCTGGAGAGGGCGTAACAAATGGAGCATTATTTTCTGTAATAGCATCAGATAACATAACTTGCTCTGCAACTAATGCATCTTGGTCTACATTTTCTAATTCCGGATCTGTTTGATTAGTAGTTTTAAATCTATTTTTTAAATATCCTCCAACATCAAATCCAGGATCTTGAGCCCAATGTTCAATATCATTATGTCCAAAAACACTACATCCCGGCCATATTGCATAATACGATTTTACTATTATATCAAGAGTTTTCATTTGAGCTGTCGTTAAAGATTCTTTACCATATTTCCAATATTCTTTCTTTTCAGTTGAATAAGAATTCAATCCACCTATAAAGACTACACCGATACTATATTTGTCATGATTATCAGCATGACGACCTTCAATATAAACTGGTCTGCCTCTTTCTATTTGTCCATTTTTCTTTACAACGTAATGATAACCAATGCCATCTTGATTCAGCGCTATAGCTCTTTCATGTACTTCTTCAGCACCTGCATGAGATTGATCTAGAAAATGTTCACTCCAATGCAATACGAGTTCTGTAACTTCTCTTTTAACACTATTAAATTCTGCAACTAATTCTTCAGGTGAATTAACTCGAGTAAATGCGTACTCACCTGGATTTTTAACTTTTCTTTTACTTTCAGAAATTACCGTTTGTGCACCTGACCAATTAGATGCAGCTTGACCTATTTCAATTCTTTCAGATGCAAGAGGAGGACTATCTGCATCATCTGACACAATATTGGTAGAAAGATCTGTTGTAAGACTATTAACCTTTTTTTCAATATCAGTAGTAAGTTTACCTATTTGATTTTCAATAATAGCTCGAGCCTGGCCGGCTGGTATTCCTGGTATTGTTATTTTACCTGTGTCTGGATCTAAGTATGGAACAATCTCTGCACCAAATGTTGTTATTTTACCTGTGTCTGGATCTAAGTATGGAACAATTTTTCCTAATTTAGCGCTTTGTAATATTGCGGCCGAATTAATGTCATTAATTACTGATGTAAATTTTTCATTTTTTAAATTTTTTACGGCTTGTAAAGTTTGATCAACATCTAAAACCGCGCCAGCTAAATCTTTTATTCCTCTTGTTAAATGATCATCTGCCGATAATTTAGCATTTTGAATTAATCCTAATGCGTTGTTAATTTCAGCGTCAACATTTGTTACAGTGTCTAAAATATTATCTACATCTTTAATTGATATATTTAAATCAACATTCAATGCGTTCTGCAAACCACCTAAGCCATTAGTTAATTTTTTTAGCTGATTAGGAAGAGCAGTTACATTGTTCAATGCTCCAGTTAGATTTGTTTCAAGAGCATTAGCAGCAGACTCTAATGCAGCAACTTTTGCTAAACCATCTTTTGCAAAATCTGATAATTCTGCTGGAACAATTCCTTTCATAATTTTATTAAAATCAGGAAGTTCGCCTGTAACTTTATTAATAGCCGATTGAATTGATTGTGGTGTTCCAACTAGTTTATTAGCTTTTTTTATTCCAGATCTAAGTGTTGCAACTGCAGTTTTTGGTGTAAACACTTCTCCAGTATCAGGATTCGTCCATGGTCGAGCACTCATTTGTTGAACAATTTCTTCTTCTGCACTAGTCAAGGCCTTATTCATCTTATCTTCAAGGCCTGGCATTTCATTAGTTAAAGTTGCAATAGGTGCCACCGCTACTAAATTTGCTATACTTTCTTTTGCTACTGGCAAAGATTCGGTAAGTGATTTAATACCATTGATAGAATTACCAACTTTATTTAAAGCTAATTTAGTTTCATTTAAAGCTTTTATTTGATTACTAACTTTATCTATTTTAGAAGTCAAGTTTTGGAAATCTAATGTACCTCGTACATTATTTAATTTATCGTTTAATCCTCTAATATCCATAACTTATCTCCTATGTACCACTAACAAATTTACGATGATACACTAAAGCATGTGTAATTCGAGTTCTTAAAGTTGGTGACCAATATCTTCTACCAGCAGAATTTTTACTAGTTCCTTGTGATGTGTAAGGACACGCCCCAAACTCACCACCATACCTTACAAATTTGTTAGATGGTCTTTCATAATATCTACATACACTATAAGTAGCGTTTGGAACATCAGCTCCACATGCATTAACATATCCCCATGCTTTCTTTTCATTATGAGGCCCAGAATCTGTGCATTCGTGCCAAATAAATCTGCATTGAGCATCTAAACTTTGCCAGGGTAATCCAACATTTTCTGAAAATTTTATTAAATTTTCCCAACGCTGACCTCTCCATTGACATAAACCAAAAGCTGGCAAACCAACATCATCTGGATTAACTATTTCACTCCATGGCCCGCTTTTAACAAATAGATTTTGGCCTTCGTACATGCTATCATAATCATGCGATCCACTTACTTTACTTGTTGTATAGATTGCATTAAAATCTTTACCTCGTCCAGGCCCAGATTCAGCTCTTATATTTCCCATGAATCCACAAACTTGCGCCGGTTCCATAAAGTTACTAAGTGAAGTAAATATTTTTTCTTCTACACCATTACCTGGCATTGCCTTTGCAATTGCTTCAATTTCTTCAGCGTTTGGCTGAACTGATGGAGCTTCTCCTGCTGAATATACACTATTTGTTCTTGAAGATGTAACACCACCCGCATCTACTAATGGTGATATAAGAGTGGGATCAGAGGCTTGTATATAAGAAGGTTCTTGTATAGTAACATAGCTTCCAAAAATTAGTGGTATTTGAGATAATTCTCCATCTAAAAACATGCCATGAACCATTGCACCTTTTGCCAATACTGAATTCTCTCCTTGGCCCGAAATTCCTGGAGAAGTTGTAGGAATTAAACATTGCGCCCAAGGGAGATCATTATCTTCTATTTCAAGATTATCATGAATGCCAAATATTCTAACTTGCACTCTTCCCATGCCTTTTGGATCGTCATTTCTTCTGACTTTCCCTATAAAAAATCTTGGATTATCACCCCAATATTCATTAGATATACTTTTCATTTATAAGCCTTTATCTTTTCTGATGTGATAATTTACATAATCCTAAAGTGGTAGAAAAAGCACCATCACCTGCAGGACTAAATGTGTGTTTAGCTGTATATATTAAATAATTGCCCGACTTTTTTATATCTAATTCTTGACTATTTTCAACTTTATCATGCATTGCATTCTTTTTAATTTCTACGCTTATTCTATTACTTATAGTCATATTTGCATCTTTTGCTAAAAAGTTTTTACCCGGTACTTCGATAGTTAAACTTGATTTATGCAAATACCCTCTTAATCCACGGGCTGTTACTTTTAAGTTATGCAAATCACCTGTATGATATTCGTTATACCCTCTAATAAGATCAGGCGAACCATTTGGAACTCCACTTTGTGAGCAAGTTGTAGTAATGTTAGTTATTGTTGATGCGTTATATTGACTTATATTTTTACCACCTAACATTGCTTTATCATCATAAACTGGCACATCATCTTCAGGCATAATTCCTAACATTTTTGCTCGGGCAAATGTTTCTCCAGGATTATGTTTTCGTACATGTATTGTTCCACGATACGTATCGATAAAATTATATGTTGAAGGGCCTAAACCAATATTATTATATGTATTCTGGCTTTCAGAGTTTTTCATTGAATAACTTTTTATTATGAAAAGTTTTTCTATTGGTTTTAATGTATGAGCTTTAGCTGCAATCGATTCAGAATAAGTGTATGGTAATAATCCACTTCCAGGATTATTTACTGTTGGTAATTTAAGCATTGTTTCTAAATCTAAAAATCTAATTCTATCATCACCCATACTGGCAAAGATATAAAATGGATAGCCATTGCCAGTTATACACCTATCGCATAACCACGTCAAAGCATCTAAAGGGCCAATATTTGGTATCAATATTTTTAAAGTTCCATCTATTAGTGGTTCAATATCTTTATTAGATAATAATTCGTTATTTAAATAATAATCTGAACCACTAAATGTATATCCATTTAATTCATTTAATAAGCTTTGCATTATTTCAACTGGGTTACTTACAAACCCGCCATCGTTTAATCCGCCGCGGCTTTCAACCGCTTTAAATACTTTATTGATTGCCATTAAATTAGATTGGAAAGCTCTTTCTTCTATTAAATGCAATAATACAATTTCATTGTTATCATTACTTTTTCCAGAATTAGTTACTTTATTTACAATAAAATGTTTAGTGATAGTGTTTATTTTACTGTCTTCAAGTTCTTCACCTGAAATAAGTGTTATTGAAACTCTTTCTGTTCCAAAGAAAGGAAATTTATCTCCTAAATTTTCATTGTCTAAAAATGCTAAATTAGCAGTCAAAAAAGGTTTTTCTATTGATTCAAAAAAGCTTATTTCATTTATTACATTCTTAATATCATAACCTTCAGGCGCAAAGGTCCAACGGTGAGCTGTTATAATCACTGATTGAATTACAAATTCATAAGGATTTGAATACTTACTAACTTCAGCCATTAAAAAAATTACCTACCTATGTTTTCGATGAAAGCCCGATGAACAGATCTTATTACGCTTGGCTTTAATACTTTAATTTTTCTTAATTTGTTATTTTCATTTTGAAGATGCTGAGAGTAAGTAACTTCTGTTATTAATGCACTTTGATTTTCAGATAGTGGATCAATATCAACCCAATTACCATCTGCATCTTCATGATGATGTGGTGCATTTATTTCAAGAGAGGATGAATGTAATCGAGCATTCTCAAATAAAGTAATATCTGGATAAGGTATAATTGCACCTGGATCTAGTAATGCTAAAGGATTAGTAATTATTCTATCAAATTTAACTGTTTCGCCTGGTATCCAAGAACCAACAGACCCACTAATAATTATTTGACCAAGATCTAATTTTTTTCTAATAACCGTGCCTGTTGCGCCGGATTGTGTACCCTCTACTAAAGATCCTACTTTAAATATATTAATTAAGTTTGAGGTACCAGTTGGATTCCCAATATGTGGAACACCATTATCATCTGTACGAAAATTAAGCACTGTGTTAGGATAAGATTGATCTAATTGAGATTTTATGTTTCTATAAGTTAATGGCCAGCCCTGTCTTCGAAGATGATCGTTCATTAAATAGAATGTCCAATAATATTTCTGATCGCCATACATTTTTGCAGATAGTACGTCTGGTCTATCTCCTTCTAAAATTTCATAATTTAAGTAATGTTGAAACGAATCTTTAAACTTATCTACTATATCAGCATAAGAAGATATGTTTTGAAAGATAGAAAATGCGTTATCTTCTTCACCAAATTTATATCTTACATTATCAAAACCTGCAAAGTATCCCATATTAGAATCCGTCCTGTATATCTTTTTTATTTAACAATTCATTTTCTCTTAAGGTCATCGATATAGTGGTTTCTTGAAAATGACCACCTTTGAAAAAAGACGCAGAAGGAGCATTAAATGTAGCTTGAAAATTAGTTAAATAACATGGTTTAAATCTTATAAAGTTTTTTCCACTATTATCACCCTTTCCATAATGTAAACTAATTTTAATTTCATTTGGAAATCTATAACCAAATGGAACACTAATTCCACCAAGTGTGTCTGTATTAAATGCATCTGGATATAATTCAGTTCTAAAAAATTTAACAATTTCTGATACCATTTCTGCTTCTATTTCAGATACAGGCTGCATTTTAAAGCTAAAAGAAAATGTTCTTAGTTGAGGTTTATCAAATAGCATAGTCATATTAGCCACAGGCGAAGTTCTTAATGTTCCTCGTACTGCTCCATCTATCACTCCATTTTTACCAGCCATTCCTGCAAGTCGGGTAGCACCAAGTCTTGCAGCATCTTGACTGACTGAACCTTTTAATGCATCATAAAGATTTCCTAATGATTGAAACCCACCAGATGCTAAAGATTCTATCATTCCTTCACCCTTAGCCATTCCTGCAGCTGCTGCGCCGCCAGCTAAACCAAGATCAGCAGTTGAATAACTAACACCATCTTGAAAAACAATACTAGAAGGCATATACATTTTACAACTTGATCTAGAATTTGTTTTATTTTCATTTGTAAGTATAGATTGAGCCTTAAATTCTGCAGGTGGGATGTCTCTTTCTCCCGCATTCGCTAACGTACCTGGGCCCTCAGCAGGCTGAGCGGGATCAGCAGGAACTGCATTACCAGTAGCAGCTGTATAAGTCGTATCACTTATAAATTTTATCATTTCTCCAATTGCACCTGAAGCGCCACCTCCTAAATTTGGTGGTGTCGTAATTACTGGTTGAAATAAAATATATGCTGGATATTCATTTTCGTTATGAAGAGGAAATTTTAATCTAGGAGATGCTTTCTTAGGTGCCGCACCCGTTTCAAAATCGAGAGCGCCTGACATAAGCCGTCTCTGTGTTCCTCTCAGCCTAGCAGTTGTATCTTCGATATTGAATACCATATTAGAATTTCCTATAAATAAGTCTAAATTATCTCAATTATATTTATATAGGAAACTATGAAAACATACTCAGGCAAGTTTAAACCAAAAAATCCAAACAAATATAAAGGAGATTATACTAATATAGTGTATAGATCAATGTGGGAGCGTCATTGTTTTAAATGGTGTGATGAGCAAAGTGATGTTATATCATGGTCAAGCGAAGAAGTTGTGGTACCATATTTATATGAAGTTGATAAAAAATATCATAGATATTTTGTTGATCTTAAAATTACATTTAAGAATAAAAAAACTATATTAGTTGAAATCAAACCAGATAAAGAAACGCGACCTCCCAAAAATCCAGGTAAAAAAACAAAACGTTATATTACCGAAGGATTGACTTATGTAAAAAATATGAATAAATGGAAAGCCGCAAAA